TCAGAACTCCGTGTAGGTGATGGGGCGGCAGAAGGCGGACGACCAGTTTTCGAGGGAATAAGCCTTGTCGACCAGCTCGGGGATGTCGTCCTCGGCATAGGCGCCGCGATCCGGCACATATTCGTAAGTGTCGATGGCAACCGACCGGTCGCTGTCGCGCAGGTTTCCGTTGCCGAAATGGTTGGTGTAATCGGCGTACCAGACCAGGGCGTCGGAGGGCGGCGCGCTGGCCAGGGTGATCTGGACCACCGTGTCGGCCACGATCGAGACGTCGAGGATGGTATATTCCGTCTCCCCGTCGGCCGACGTGACCCGGAACCCCTTGTCGTCGTACTCGGTCGGGGTCGCCACGACATAGGTGGGACCGAAGACAAGGGGCGGGACCGGGACGTGGTAGCTGATCAGGATGGTCTTGTCGGTCTGCTGGATCTCGATCGGCCGGATCGGCTGCCAGTCCTGGCCTTCCAGCAGAACCTTGCGCGCGACCTTCGCGGCCATGTGGCCAAACCAGCGCGACCCGTTCGATGACAGGTGACCGCCGCGATCCGGATACGGGTAGATCGGGCCGACCATGACCACGCCATCACGCTCCAGGTCCACATCCATCTGGGCCATACCGACATGCAGGCCGGGGTCGCCGTTTTCATCCTCGTCCCGGGTGTAAGACGCGCCGGTCTGGTAGGTCAGGAACAGCGGCGGCAGGGCCTGGCCGGTCCTGGACATCGTGTCCTCGGTGAGGTTGTCGAACATCGCGCGCTGCAAGGCCGCGTATTCATCCCGCAGGCGGGTGCCGCCGTGGTTGTTGTAATTGAACTCGCCCTGCATGAACAGGAACGCCGAGACGACGCAGGTGTCGGCCCCGGCCAGGGTCACCAGCTTGTCGATGCCGTCGGTCACGATGGAATAGCGATCGACCTCGTCCACGGTGTTCAACTCGCCCTTGGACAGCTCCTCGATGGTCTTGCCGCCGATGGCCGGCGACATGGCAACCAGGTTGCGCCCGTCGTCCTCGGCCAGGGCGCGGCGGTTCATGTAGCGTTTCAGGCCATTGGTCAGGCCGATGACCGGAGGCTCGCCCTTGTGCTGCGACCCGGGGTTCAGCGCATCTTCTTCCGCGCCTGTCAGGTTCACCGTGCCGTTGTTCGTGTAGGCCACCAGCGGGTTGAACTGCAGCGTTCCGATGATGCCGTAGGTGTCGGCCGTGTTCACGTTGTCCACGTTGTCGCCCACCATGAGCGCGCCAGGCTCCGGCGTCTTGGACAGGCTGGGAAAGCTCTGGTTGCCCTCGGCAAGCGACTGCCCGTAGCAGATGATGCCGTTATAAACGGCAGTCGGCAGCTGCACGCCCTGGATGGCGGTCTGCGCGATGCTTTCCGAAAATGCCTTGTTGCGCCGGTCCAGGTCGGCAATGCCCCCCTGGTCAAGCGACTGGCCCGGAGCATAAACCACCCCGCCCTTGATGCCCCAGCCGACATTGTCGTCGCTGTCGATGACAGCGATGTCCCAGTCGCTTTCGCCGCCGATCTCGACCGCGCCGCCCAGCAGGGCGGTGGCCAGGTGGGTGATCGCAAAGCCCAGGTGGTCGTTGGCGTCCACGATTGCGAAGGCATATTCCGACCCGTCGCGGTTGACCTCGAAGGTCTCGGCCACGATCCCGCCCAGAACACGGATGACATGGGCCCAGAGATCCCCGTCCACGTCCACGCCCAGACCGAAATTGCCATCCCCGTCGGCCAATGCGTAAACCAGCTCGGGGATGAGGGAGGACCAGGGGTGGGCCCCGCCCTCCAGCGTGATCGGCGCGTCCTGCCGCCCGTTCACGCCAGAGAGATCGGTGGCGATCTTGACCAGCGTGCTGACCAGGCTGGTGACGGTCTGCGGCGCCTGGGTGCCGGTGTGGGTGGCCCGGTCCCGCAGATCTGCCGCCGGCACGTTTGGCGCATCCCCGAGCCCGATCTGCTCCTTGGTGACGCCATGCGGGTTGTCGACGCGGGCGGTGTGGGTCGAGATCGCCGTGGCATTCGCCGCTGCCGCCGCCGCATTGGTCCCGGCTGCCGCCGTGTTGCCCGAGATGGACGTCGCCTGGGACGCCAACGTCGCGTTGGTCGCCGCCAGGTCGGTGATGTCCGCCAGCTCGATCAATGCAACATCCGTCTGGTGATCGCCCCCGTAGACCCGAAGGTAGGGCAGAGCGTAACGGGTGGTGGCGGGGTTCTGGTATTCTTGGCCGGCGTCCCGCGAAAAGATCACCTCATGCGTCTGGACGCCATCCGCCACGGCCACGGCCCCGAAGTCATGCACCTGCACGTTGGACAGGTTCGCACGGGCGGCAGTGAGGTTCTGCATCCGCAGTTCGATCGTGTGGCCGCTTGGGTCGGCCGGGTCGGTCGACCGCACGAAGGACACCCGCACGCGGTAGACCCGGCCGGCCTCCACCGCGATCTCCCGGCGCGGGGCGATGTCCTGGAAGCCGCCGCTGGCCTCCGCCCCGTCCAGCCGCCAGACAGCGCCGAGATCGGAATTGTTGGCTGCCGCACCAATGGCGATTTTGGCCCGGTCGGCACCGGTCAGCGCGGACGAAAACGCCGCCTGCAGCTCGGCCCGCGTGTCCTGACGGGTCACCGTGGCGCCGAGGGCGTCCATCAGCTCGCCCTGGGCGGCAGAGGCGAAACTGCCGGCGTCGGAGGGCTGCAGCGCCGTGTCCGCCTTCGCGCCCTGGGCGGCCGAGGCAAAGCTGGTGGCGTCTGCGGGCTGCAGCGCGGTATCAGCCTTCGCGCCCTGGGCCGCCGTGGCAAAGGCCCCGACGTCTTCGGACGCGGCCGTGCCGAGGTCTGCCGTGTTCGCCTTGGCCGACAGACCCGTGCCCGTCACCCAGACCCAGCGCCCCCAGGACAGGTTCCAGCGGAAGCGACCGGCATTGGGGACCGTGGCCCCGTCATAGCCGGTGGCCGTGGCCTGGGCATGCGTGCCACCATCGCTGTCCGGCACCTCGGCCCCTTGCTCGTCCACGGAAGGTGAGAGCGTCAGGAGCCCGGCCCAGCTTGCCGCCGGGATCAGGCCCGACAGGATCTGGCTTTCAACGTCGTTGAAACGGGCGGCAAGCGGCCCGCTGCCGACCAGCTGGTTGGCCAGGTTGTCGATCACGATCCGGCCGGACGACCCGTCCTTGTTGCCCAGCAGATCATCCACGGTGGAGACCTGATCCACTTCCGTCGATTTGACGCCGTTCCCTGCCATGCCATTCCTCGTGTTTACCCGCCCCGCGCGCGAGCGCGGAGGATCAGGTCACAAGGTGCCACTCTTCATGGACCTCACTCAGAGGGATGCAATCCGCGCGCCCACCCACGCCATGCGAGTTCCAGCACTACTGAATGATGATTTCGAAGGGACCGCTGGTGTCGCCGGGAAGCCCGGCTTCGCTTTGGGGTTCGAGCCAGACGAAGTGGCTGCCCTGATCGAGGCAAGCGGCCGTCTCAAGGTAGACGACGATATCGTCAATGGCTCCATCGAAATCGCTGCTGGCGAGAAATTCAATGGTATCGTTGCCTGTTACCGCCTGAATACGATCCGAGTGATCGCCGTCTGCCGAGACGGCGGCACCAGGCCGAATGGATCCGCCGGTCAGGCGGGGCGTGACGGACCCCGCGGTACGGCCGGTCACGGAAAAGGCTATGCGGTACCACTTTCCGGAGACGGCGGACAGGGGTTGGCCGATCGCAGCTGCGGTGCCCGGGCTATGTGCTGCAACGCCACTCGCAACGGACCAGCTGGCGTCGGCCGACCAGTCGCCGGCGTCCGACATGTCGCCGCCGGCGATGAGCGTCTGCCGTGTCGTGTCGCCGATCTCGAAGCCGTAGGTGCCCACGGGCGCCGTCGGCAATGGTGCTCCGACTGCATCGGTCTCGCGGTCCAACGACGACGTCGTCGAACGGTAGAGCTGCACCTGACCGGTCCCGGTGTCGGTGCCGGTTGCGAACTGGATCGTGGCACCGCCCAACAAGGCGGCGATGACGATGGCATCTTCGTCCAACGGGTCCGGAATGTCGGCGGGCGCGCCGCCGACCTCGATGCTGATGGTTGGCGTGCTGGGCCCGGCCACCGCTTGCGCGGAGACCGCATAGGCCCGGATGTGCACGAGGGTGCCGAAGGGGAAATCCGCCGTTTTTCCCCCGCCATTCGCGGCCGGGATACCCATGGCCGTCCAGACGCTGTCTCCGTCCGCCTGGTACTCGATCACGTAGGAAGAGGTCAGCACCGTCCCGTTGCCCGGCTCGATCAGAAACTCCACGGGCAGCTCCACGCCGGTCGGCGTCACGGTGCCGATCTCTCCATCATAGGTTGCCGAAACGGACGTGAACCGGGGCGCCGAAGGTTGCGCGAGGTTGGCATCGATTTCGTCACCGATGCGCCCGGACCAGGTGGGGATCTCGATGGTGGCGAGGGTGTCATCGATGTCCGGTGCGGCGTCGACCATCCGGATCAGCGAGCACATGTCCTCCGTCGCTTCGACCGACGTCACCAGGGCCGCGAAACTCTCGAGCCCGGCTTCACCAAACACGACCCAGTCGTCTTCGGCCGGGATGTCCCCATTGCCTTCCAACATCAGGAGATGGGTCTCTCCCGGCTGTGTCTTGACCGTGCGGACCACGCTGGTGCCGATCGTGTCCGGCGTTTCGCCTTGGGCCGTTGCGGCAAAGGTTCGGAAGCGGATGCCATAGGTTTTGCCCGCCTCCATGGTCACCAGCTCGTCCAGCTCGATCAGCGCATCCATCGACTGCACCACCCGGCCGGACACCTGTACAGCGTCGAGCACGTCGTAGGTCACCCGCACCGTGTCGCCCCGGGTCGCAACCCGGACGGCGCCGTCCTGGGTAACCTCGTAGACATCCGGGCGGTGGGTCACTTCAAGGGCACGCCGGTAGCCTTCCCGGTAGATGCTGTCAGGATCCGTGTTGCCCGGCTGCTCCAGCGTTTCCAGCAACTCCGGATCGCCAGTGAACCCGGGCCAAGGCACGATGCGCTGGGTGTCCTTGAAGTCGTTTGAAGCATCCTTGAACTTCACCACGAAGCCGTCTGGCGGATCGACATAGGTTCGGGTCATCGAGAAGTTCCACGAATTGCGCGGGTGGATGTGGTCGACGATCAGGTCGCTCGGGCGATCGATCACCACGCCCCAGCGCACACCGTCGTGCCGCGGGCCGGCCCGACCGGCGGCCGCGATTTCCGTCAGAATGTCTCTCAGCGCAACATCGGCGTCCTCGAGGACGCGGCAATAGGTCAGCTCGTTGTCCGCGCAGAAGTCGTGCCAGTCGGCCAGCTGCTCGAGATCGATACCGCTGTCATCGACCGGCTTGGGGTTCGCCGGATGCTGAAGCACCAGGCGGAATATCGACGCCGGGTTCGACGTGGCGCGTTCCAGCCAGGTCTCGGAGACCTGGTCCCAGTCCAGGCAGACCCGGCTGGCCAGAACCGAAACGTTGTCGAGCGCGCCATTGAGCTGGTGCGTTGCCTTGATGCGCATGGCCATCAGGGCCAGCGGTTTGGGGTAGTTGATCGGGTATTCGGGCCGCAGCGTCTGCAACGCGGCCCAGGACGTCCGGTCCTGCACCCGATCGTTTGTGTTTTCATCGGTCATCCGGGTCAGCCGCACCTGCCAGCGGCCGCGCGATGGAAACGTCCAGCTGTGCTGGCGATAAAACCCTTCGACCTTCTTGGCGGTGATCTCCAACGTGGTGACGTCTTGCCATTCCTCGCCTTCGATCAGGCGTTGTTCGATGCGGATGGATACGGTCCGCTCCCGCCGGTCTCCTTCATCGTTGAACCGGACCAGGCCGCCGGGCCAGGCGAGGATCACCGACGCTCCACTGGCGTCCGGTCCGCAGGTGCGCACGACAGGGGTTTCCTCGGCCGGCCCATCAATGACGTCGCCCAGGCTGTCGCGCGGCAACGGACGGACAAGTTCGACGCCGACGTTTTCTTCGACCACCTGTTGCGGGTAGAGGCTGCAGGGATCCTCGCCGTCGACACCGTAGCGGACCTCGGTTGCCACGTCGGTGAAGTTTCCGATATCGGTTTCCCCGATCCGTATGTCGGTGAACTGCACCTCGCCGTCGCCGACCAGGAAGAAGCCGTGCACGTATTGCTCGTCGCCCACGATTTCCGTGAAGGTGGTCGCCGCAAAAGGGGGGGCGACCCGGATCGTTCCCAGAACAAAGGGCACGGCTCCGTCCGGGTCCAGACGGTTGCGGAAGCCGGAAATCGCATAGCTGTTCCGGCCGCGATCGCCGGATGATCTGACGGGGGGCACCAGCGCGTTGATCAGCATGTTGCCGACCAGGTTCACCCCGAGAGACACCAGTGCGGTACCGGCTGCGACCGCGCTGGCCGATGTACCCAGCCCGATGGCGGCTGCCAGTCCCGGCCCGAAGTAGGCCCCGGCGGCGATAGCCGCGATCGCCACGACGATCGACAGGACGGATCTCAGGGTGTTCTTGCGCGGCGTGAGCCGGATCACCACCCGCACACCCGGGCGGGGCTTCAGGCGCGCCCAATGGCATGGCGGGACGATGGTCAGGCCCGCCGGGGTAGCCAGGGCGACGCGGCAATGGGCGAGATCGGCTTCGGTGGCCTGCGGCAGCGCCACCCCGAGGATCTCCGCCACCGTCAGCCCGTGCCCGAGTTCAAGATCGATCCGGTCGGCGCCCGGTTCGATGCCCGGCATGGCAAGGACGGGGACACGATGCGATGTCATCTGGCTCAACCTTCGTGGTGCACGGGGTGTTGAACGTGTCTGAACACCCCCTTCAACCGGTTGCCCCACCGGCCGGTGTCATAGCGTTCCAGCTTGGCGCAATCCTCGCCGACCATGTGGATCATGAGACCCGGTCGAACGACCACGCCCAGATGAGACGCCAGTTTGCCGCGCCGGAAGACGGCCACATCGAAGGGCCGTGCGGCGTCGGCCTTCACCCATGTCGGCGTCGCCTCGGCCGAGCCGATCAGAGCCGCGATCTCGTGATGTTCTTCGGCCGAGCCGTAGCCCAGGTAATCCGGAAGGGTGATCCCCAGCTCCTCGCGGTAGATCAGGACAACCAGGCCCCAGCAATCGCAGCCGGACCGGCAGCGGCCGAATTCGTCGTAGGAGATGCCAACGAAGCGATTGGACCAGGTCACAGGTGCAGCCCCGGAAAGTTGTTGCGGGTCATCCGCCCCGGAGGAAAGGCTTCGCTTTCGATGTCTTCCCGGCTGAAGCTCAGGGTGATTTCGCCGGCGGAAACGCTGGCTTCGGTGATCAGGAACCCGCTCCACTCGGCCTCGATGTCATCAGGCGACGAGGCCAGGACCACGGCGACATGGACTGTGGGAGGTGTGCGCACACTCCGGATCAGCGTGACCATGTCGCTGTCGAGATTCTCCAGCACGAGGGATCCGGAGCTGGACGCCTCGTCCAGGTCGGACGGGACAATGGCCGAGGCAACGGTCCACAGAAACGGCTCAGTCTCCGGGTTGCTGCCCCGCCAGCCCGAGCGCGTGCCCATGACAAAGGGATCTTCCGACAGCTCTTCGGTGTTGTCGGTGGACAGCCGGATGGGGCCCTCTTCCAGGTCTTCATGTTCGATCATGAACAGCACGACCTCGATCTCTTCGGAGGCCGGGTCATCAAGGGCCTGACGGGCGTTCAGGGATAGTCGTCTCATCGGATCACCACGATATTGAAGGACACGGAAAACTTGACCTGTTCCACGACGGTTTCGACGGGCATCTCTTCGCCCCAGGCACAGAGCCAGGTGCGGGCCAGCAGGAGCTTCTGGTCATCGCTTGTCAGGATCTGGTCGCCATTGCTGTCCAGGGCGGCCCAGCCGTCGGTGGACGGGTCGGGCATGCGGAAGAACCGAACACCCCATCTGCAGTCGTCCTGGAAAAAGGTGTCAAACACCCCCTTCTGGCTGCGGGTCAGAACCAGGGACATGGTCACCAGCCGGGCGGCGGACGAGAACCGACGCCGGTAGCCGGGCGGGCCGGTGTCGGCCTGCCGCCGGCGGCGCGGGTCCTGCCGGGTCAGTTGCCAGCTGTCGCGTTGCGGGCCTGGCAGGGATGTGGGCCAGGTGGGGATCATGAGCGCCGCTTGCTCCCTGGCCGAAGTCCGAAGCGGGCGTGCAGCGTCTGCCCGGCCTTGCCGGCCGGCGCGGAAATCCCGGTGGCGACAGCGTCAGACAGCGCGAGTTTGTACTGTCGCTGTCCGCGCGGCCCGGTGGTTTCCTCGATGTTCTCGCGGATCTGGGTCGAGCTGTTGTTTTGCACCGTGATGATGGGCCGTGCGTCGATCGGCGCGGCGTTGTTCGCCGCGGACCCGGGCGCCAGGAAAGAATAGGCGGAGGCATGGCTGACATAGCCGCCGCCGCTATAGCCAGGCATGCGGCCGCGGCGGATGGCTTCCAGGTTGGCAACCCCGATCCGGCGGGTTGACGCCGCATCGAACACGAATTCTTTCTCATGCACCAGCCCCGCCACGCGGGACGGATCGCTCCCGCCGGTCGGGCCACCGCCGTCGAAACCGGGCAGCCCCAGACCGCCCGCCAGGGCCGCACCGAATGTGCCCAGGAACCCGGTCAGCCCGCCTTGGACACCGCCGCCGGCAAACCCCTGGGCCGCTTGCGCCAGCGCGGCACCAAACGTGTCGAAGCCCAGACCCAGCGAGCCCAGGGTGGATGTGGCGTCGCCGGCAGTGGTGCCGAACCGGGCGAGCGCGGCCTCGGCCGAGCCAAGGCGTGTGGACCAGCTTGACGCCATTGACGCTTCCGACGGACGCTCGAAGCCGCGCATCCAGATCGAGGTTGCCTCTTCGACATTGGCGCTGGCGAGTAGCCGGTTGAGGACGCCATTTTCGGAGGTCAGAAGTTCGCGCCAGACGTATTCGAGCTGAGCTTCGACATTACCCAGTCCCGACATGCCGCCCACGGCGGACAGCAGCCCGGCACCGCGTCCGGCATGGTGCTGAAACAGTCCGAACGAGGTCCCGTTGTCGCCCACCGCATGGGGATTGAAGCTGCTTTCGCCTGCCGCGTTGCCGACGATCGCGGCCACCTGGTGCGGGGCAAGTCCCTTGGCGCGGAAGAAATCCCAGATCTGGCGCGCGACAGGACCCGAAGGCAGGTCGGTGTTGGCGGCGTCCAGTGTCCCCCTGGTGCTGAGATACTGGCTGACGCCGCTTCCGCCGATCACCACGCTGGCGGCCGTCACTTGCATCGTGGCCACCGAACGGGCCGCAGCCTGGGCCGCCACGCTGGACGGGTCGATCGCCGGCACGCCGCCGGTCAGGCGCGTCCAGACCCCGTTGAGCCCGCCAACGTCCCCCAGCGTCGGCAGACCGCTGTCCAGCAGTGCGTTAGTCAAAGGGTTGGTGATCGCCAGTTCCGCGAGGATGCCCTGGATGTCCTCGGCGATGCTTTCGAATACGCCGGGCAGATCTGCATCCAACGCGGCGTCCACGATACCGTCTATCGTCTCCTCCGCCGCGCTGCGGACGCTGTTCCAGGCATCGACCTGGCGCGCGACCTCGCTGGCCCGTTCGCTCGCGGCTTCGGCGCCCTGGCGGATCTGCGCCGCCAATTCGCTTTCGGCATCGATCCCGGCCCGGCGGATCTGCAGTTCCGCCTCGTAGAGGGCAAGGACGCGCCGTCGGGTTTCCTCCGTCTGGCCGATCAGGCTTTGCTCCAGCTGAAGCTGGGCGACCGAGCGGGCTTGCGTGTCCAGGATCGCCCGGGCGCTGGCAAGTGCGCCGAACGGATCGGGTCCCGCCAGCCCGTAGGTCTGATCCCAGCGGTCCAGAAGGGCCTGACGGGTGTCTTCCGTGACCTGCCGGGTGAGCAGGCTCTGTTCGTATTCGGCCCGGGCGGCGGCGATCTGCAGCCGCTTTACCTCCAGGCTTTCGCGGCCGTATTGCAGGATCGCCCGGGACAGGTCGGCCTGGCGGCGCATGGCGTCCAGATCCTGCCCGGCCTGCCGCTCGGCACGGTCGATCTGTGCCTGGCGCGCGGCCGCGCGGCTCTGGTCCAGCAGGTCTTCGGCCAGGCGGATCTGATCCTCCGTAGCGCCCAGCTCTTCAAGCCGGACCCGCAAGGTCGCGCGCGCCTGATCGGTCCGAAGCCGCTCCACCTCTACGCTGTGTTCGCCATGCGTGCCGATGGCCTGCGAGACGGCGAGCTCGTTTGAAAGGCCCGCCAGGGTGTCACGGACCGACTGGGCACGCTCTGCGTCCCGTTGGCGCGCCAGGTCCGCCTGTGCCGCATCGAAGTCCGCCAGCACGGCCTGTTCCCGCGCGCTGTCTTCCAGGAAACCCATCTCGCGTAGCCGCACCTGCAGACCCTCGCGGGCGTGGCGCGTGCGGACCGCCTCCACCTCGGCACTGTTTTCCCCGAACTGCACCACGGCCGCGGCCAGCTCGGACTGCCGCTGGAACGTGGCGGTCAGCTTGGCGGCCTCCTGGTCCAGCCGCCGACCAAGTGCGGTGCCGTTGTAGGCAGCCTCTAATTGTGCGGTTCCAACAACGGCCTCTCCCAGGGTCCGAAGCATCACCAGCAGGGTGGAGTTCATGTCGGATATGGGCCCGCCATCAGCGAAGTCGTTGATCAGTGATCTGACCTCGGCAGTGACCGCTTCGATCTCTCCGGCCTTTGCCATATCCAAGAGTGACTGACGCCTGTTCGAAAACTCCTCAAAGTCCGGCCCGCGGCCGCCAGTCAAAACCTGGAAGTTTTGTTGCTCAAGGTCCTGTCCGGCCAGGTAAGCGCCGGATTGATAGCCTCCGCCGGCCATGGCCAGGCCTGCAGTAAAGTTCTGACGCGCCCGTTGGAGAAGGGTTGGATCGATGTTCTGACTGAAAAGCTGATCGAGCGTATTTTGGAGGGTTTCAAGCTCGGCGGCGCGGTCCAGCGCGAGAAGATCCTCGGTCATGGCCCGGATGTCATCGGACATGTTGCCGAAGGTGAGGGACAGGTTCTGATCGCGCAGGATCTCAAGGTGGCTCGAAACGGATTGCAGCGATCCTTCAAGCTGGCCAAGGCGTTCATCGAAGGTCTGGGTCGCGTCGCCCGCATTCAGCAGCATCGTGACCAGCGGCGCGCCCACGGCGACCACGGCGCCCATGACCGCGCCCATCATTCCCATGCTGCCCAGGAGCTGGGGGGCCTGCTGGGCAAAGACGATCGAGGCGGCGGTGCCGGCCTGCAGCTGCACGGCCGCGTCGGCGATCTGGAAGCTGGCGTTCTGGATGGTGCCGCGCATCGCCCCGCTTGTCCCGCCAACCCGGCCCTGGGCGGCGGCCACCGCGTCGTACCGGCCTTTCAGGATCTGCAGGCTTCGGGCGGCCTCTTCCTGGCTGGCCACGCCCGAGGACACCGCCGTGTTCACCACCTTCTGGGCCGCGGCCAGTTCGCGTTCGGCCCGGATCAGCGGGTCGATGCTTTCTTCGAGCGCGCGATAGGCCGCCTGGGCCCGGTAGGCCTCCTCGAACGCGCCGGCGCTTTCCCGGGCGGATCGCGAGGCCGCGCCGAACCCGTTGAACGTGGCGTTGAGCCGCTCTTGCATGCGCTCGGCCGCCCGGCTTTGCGTCGCCACCTTCTGGAACGAGGCGGCTGTCTTGTCGGCGGCGCCGGAAACGGTATCCAGCCCGCCGGACACCCGCTGCGTTTCGCTGACGGCAGCGGACCCGTCAGCTTCGACGATCAGACTTGCGCGCATCTCGGTCATTTTGCGTTCATCACCTTGAGGGCCGCCCGTTCGATCATTCCCATCCCGTCCAGCAGCTCGGGGTCCGGCGTGATCCCCAGCCAGCGCGCCGCCACGTCGACCTGCGCCAGGTCAAAGCCGAGCGGGCGGATCTGCCCGGTCCATCCGACCGCAACGCGCCACTTGCCGACCGTGGCCAGCGCCAGGTCGATCACATCCCGCTCGCTGTCCGGCAGACGCAGGGGCCCCGCCTCGGAACCCAGCAGGGCCTCGGCCTGCAGCCGCGCCGCATCACGCGGCAGGCCGGTTTCGGCCATGAGATCGTCCACGAGATCGTCGGAGACGGCCGCGCCGCCATAGATGGCCCGCGCGGCCGCGGTCAGTTTTTTTCCCGCAACCCCAGCACCGCCTCCGACAGCGCCCGATCGACCGCCTCGCGGACCGGCCGCTGGCGCAGGAGCTTGTCCCGCGCCTCTTCGGAAAACGGCAGCTCGCCACCTCCGCGCACTTCGATCCCGTGCCAGCCGACCCAGTACCGTGCCAGCCGGCCGCGCACGGCCGAGATCACATCGGTGATCGAGACCTGTTCGCCGCGCTCGTAGATCTCCAGCTCGTCCTCCGGCATGCGGAACACGCCGGTGAACTCGCGGACATCGTCCCGGCCGGCCGCCGGATAGCTGACCTTGACCGGCCATTCGAAGGTGTAATCGGGGTCGAAGACAAACATGTGGACCTCAGCTGAAGCGGATTTCGATTTCGTCGTCGCCGGCGTCGGGCAGGAAGCGCAGGTCGAGCCGCAGCCCCACATCGCCGTTGATGTCCTGCTCGGCCGGTGCCTTGATCTGGACCTTTGGTGCCGTGATCGTGAGGATCTTCCCGGCCACCTTGCCCAGGGTGAAGATCAGGGGTTCGGTGACCACGTCCTTGACCATGCCCACCAGGTTCTTGGTTGCGATGTCGGGATGCTTGACCGTCATCGAGCCGGTGAACATCCGGGGCGTCAGCTTGGTGCCTTCGCAGTTCATGTAGTCGTTCACGCGTGGCTCGCGGCCATCGGTGAAGCTGAAGCTGGTGGCGCAAAGCTTGGTACCGCCCAGCGTGAAGGCGAACATGTTCTCGGGCGTGCATTCGAGGCCGCGGGCCCAGCCGGCGAAGGCGTGGGCGGACGGAACGAAGGCCACCGGGGCCTGGTACTGTCCCTGGCGGGTGAATGTGAAATAGGCCCGGCGGTTCACTTCGGCCGTGAAGCCGAACGACCCTCGCACCCCGATGACCGTCTGCATCTGCGCGCCGTTGCGCAGCTGCATGGTGCAGGAGGGGATTTCCGTGCCGACGGGCAGAGGCGTGAAGACGGTATCATCGGCGTCGCTGGCCATGGCCATGGCCGAGCTTTCCAGGAGATGGGCGTAGGCCGGCGGGGTCGCCACGGCACCGGGCGCTGCCGCTTCGACCTGGTACTGGGCCCCGGCGCGGACATTGCTCAGGTCCTCTGCCTGGGCGCCCTCCCGACCGGTCAGGAAATCCAGTTCGGTGTAATTGGCGTCGAGCGTGTTGAAGGTCACCTCGCGGCACAGGATCGCGTCCGTCGCCGCGGTCGCCTCTTCGGTACCCGGCGTGGTTTCCTTGACCTCGCGGATCAGCCGCTGTTTCCAGGTCGCCATCGTTTCAACTCCTCACGTGATCTGGATGCGCCTGTCGAAGCGCAATGTGTAATCGTCCTGCCAGAAGAGACCGCCCTTCGCGTCGATCCCGCTCTGCAGGGCTCCCTTGTGGAACCGGAAGGCATGGCCGCCGGCCTCCGGCACAAACCGGCAAAGCGATAGCAGCACTGCCTCCCGGACCGGCTGAAGGGCTGTGCTGGCGCGCGCGCCCGTCGTGTCGGCCACATCGCGGATTGCCATGATCACGCCGACGCGGGCGGTGATGACCTGGTCGACAAGATCCTCGGTCATGTACCGGGTCTCGCTGGCCTGCTCTCCCAGCAAGACGACGAAGGCCGAAGGGTAAAGCAGCGTTCTCGTCGTGATGCCCCCGAGATCGGCCGAGAGCCCCACGTGCCTGAAGGCTGCGACCTGGTCCTTCAACCGGCCTTGAACGATTGTTGGATCAAGCTGCAACATCAGCGCAGCTCCGCATCCAGCAAGTCCGCAAAATACTGCACCGACACCTCTTCGGCCTGCATCCGTTCTTCGTCCGAGATCCCGAGATAGGGCCGGGCCGGGATCTTGACCGATCCGACGATGGCGCTTTCGCCGTTCGCCAGGGTGAACGCGAGCGCCTTGCCGTTCTTCGCCTTGATGGTCCCGCCGGTCTGGTGGATGCCCGCGTAAATCATGTTCGACCCGACCTCGACCTGGTCGGACGCCGCCTCGTGGGTGATCGAGCGCATCAGCTGGCCGCTGTCGTGCAGCGTGATCCCATCGTCGAGCTGGGCGCGCAGGCTCTTGGGCCAGGGGGTTCCGTCCGGCGCGACATTGGTCTGGCCGATCCGTTCGACGGCACCGTTCACCAGCACCGTCCCGATCAGGTCCATGAGCTGGGAGAGATCGCGCGCGCCGAATGCGGCCCGGGCCAGCGCGGCCTGTGGTGCTGCGTCGTCGAAACGGACCTTGAGCGTGACGGCCATGTCAGAAGCCCTTCAGGCTGTCGCGGGTCAGCTGGCGCTCCGGACCGTCCGTCATCGCCACGCCGGGCGAGGTCCGCTCGGTCTCGCCGTCCCCGTCGTCGCCGATCGATACCCGGCCGGCGGCAATGCCTTTCAGGGTGAATAGCGCCGCGGCGCGCAACGCATCGAACGGGTTCTCGGCATGTCCGAGGTTGACGTAGAGGCGGTGCATCGCCAGGTCCCGGCAGATCACCACCAGGATATGTGGCGGGTCCGCCAGCGGCAGGGAAACCGCCTTGGCGATGTAGGTGTTGATCTCCGCCGTTGCGTCATCCAGCGCCTGGTCAAGCCGGGCGTCCGACGCGGTTTCTCCTCCCGCGAAATCCGTCAGCAGGGCCAGATCGGTGTCCGGGATCACCGCCTTCAGCTGGTCGACGCTGGCATAGGGCATGGGTCAGCCTTCCTGGCCGGCCGGGCGTTTGACGGTAAAGAGCGGGTCGGCTTCGAGCTGGGCCAGCTGGAACGGCGTCAGATCCCCCACCGGGACCGTGGACACACCGGCAGGCCAGCGGGTTTCGCTGCGGCGGCGCCCGTCCGGATGGTGGCAGATCACGGTGATGACGGGCACGTCTTCGTCCGAACCGCTCTGATCCTCATCCGGGTCCGGTGCGGGTGCGGCGATGACGTCTCCGACCTCGGCGGGGGCTGTCCCTGTGCCCCCGCCGCCGGTGGCCTGCGGCTTATTCTGGTCCGCAGGCTCTTCATCGGGGTTTTGGGCCGTCACGGCGGCCTCCTCCACCCCCTGGGTATCCTCGCCGGATTTCGTATTCGTCTTCGCGGCCTCGGCCTTCGCAACGCGGTCGGCCAGTTTGTCATCGCCGATGTTGGGCGCAAAGCTCACGCCGGCCGCGGTGGCCCGCGCTTCAAGCGCCAGGCGGTCTTCGGACTTGGACATGTCGGGTCTCCTGTCAGCTTATCGAAGGGGCCGGACGGACCGGCCCCTCTGGAAACGGACGAATCAGAGCGTCAGCCGGCCTTCGACATGCAGCTCGGCCGTGTTGCGCCAGGTGTTGGTCGCCCCGGCGGGGTCGCGTTCGTTCATCAGGATTTCGCGGGCAGCCCCTTCGTTGGCGGCAGAGACCACCAGCAGTTTCGGCCGGAGGTTCAGCTTGCGGCCGCGATGGCCCCGGGCCGAGATCATCGCGGCGCGGGCCGCGGCATAGTTCGCGGGGGTCAGGTCCTGACGGGAGGCGTAGACCAGCTGCCAGGCCCCGAAGCCGGCAGCCGCCCGGCGCTTCGCCCCCCAGATGAACTCGTCCTGCATGAACACGTTGTCGTCGGTGAGCGAGGTCTTCGGCACGATCTTCGCGGCTTCGCGATCCTGGAAGATCAGCGGCTTGATCGCCCGGCTGTCGTCGATCAGGTACCACGGAGCGCCGGCGCCGCCCTGGAAGTTCGACACCGAGATCTCGTTTCCGTTGACGTCTTCGACCGGATGGTCGGTGTCGAAGAAGTACTGGCCGTCGTAATGCTCGGTATCGAAGCCCTTTTCGAGCTGTTCCCAGATCAGATCGTCGGGCAGTTCCGCGGCAGTCTGGCCCATGTCGCTGACCAGCGGTGCATAGATCCCGACCTGGTCATCCGAGATATCGTCCACCTGGACAGCGACGGTCTTTTCGAACTTGCGGTTGCGGATCAGGAAGCCGTCGGTCTCCAGGCGTTCGATGAACCGTTCGCCGACCCATTCGCGCATCGGCCCCAGCTCGGAGAGCTTCGGATAGGCCTGGTTGCGCGTGTTCGACATCACCGTCATGGCCACCCGTCCATAGGTGGTCTCGGTGCCCGTCAGGCGCTCATTGAAGGCGGTGTTGAAGGCGGTGTTGAGGGCCGCCAGCGCGGCGCGGGTAATATCCATGGCGGAAAGCTCCTAGAGGATTTCGACGACGACGCCGGCGTCCACGACGTCGAGACATTTGCCGGCGATCAGCGTGCCCGCGTCACCGACCGTGTTGTCGTCGACCACGTAGACATCGGCGCCGATGTCGGTGCGATCGAGGCTGCCATCGTTGGCAACCAGGAAAGGTCCGCGATCGGTTTCGACCGTGATGTCCCCGGCCGCGCCACCGGTGTTGTCGGCCTCGTCCAGCGCCACACCGCGCATCACGGTGCCCGTGGGCGCCGCCGGCAGGGCGTTTCCCGACGCGTCGAGCGCCACCATCGACCCGTTGAAGATCCAGGTGTCGGCGGCGACGGGGTTCACGAACCGGCGGCCCTCGCCGACACGGGTGCGGGGCGTGTTCTTTGCAAGCGGGGCCATCTCAGCTCTCCTTGATCGCGGCGTTGCGGGTGGCGAGGAACGCGTCGTCGGCAAGGCCCATCATCGACGCGACCTGGCGCTCGGTTGCATCCAGGGCGTCGGTCTTGACCGGCGGCGTGCGCCCGGCATGACGCGGCGCCCCGAGGTTGATCATCACCGGCGCGGCGTCGGCCCAGGCCTCGAACTGTGCGAGGTCCTTCGAGGCGAGCTGGGTGGCCCAGCCTTCCATGGCAGGGGTCAGCTTGCCCGCGTCGCGGGCACGCTGCAGAGCCGCGTCGGCCTTGTCGTCGCCGACCGTCTTTTGCAACGAAGCCAGCTGGCGCTGCATTTCGGTGAAGGTGGCCATCGGCACGAATTCCGCCGGATCAACTTCGGGCGCGGCCGTGAGCTTGGCGCAGATCCGGGTGGTCAGTTCGTCACCTTCCCCGGTTTCCCCGGCCGCGGTCGCGATCGAGGCCAGTTGGGTTTCGGTTTCAACGAGCGCGCCGACGCGCGTCACGATCTGGTCGGGCGCGTCGGCTGAAAGGCCGAGCAGCTCGGCCAGCTTCTGGATCGGGTCCATTGTGATGTCCTTCGAAGCGAGTTGACGGAGAGCGGGAATAGACGGGTTGTTGACAAGACCCGCGCCTTCGATGAGCGCGACCCGGCCGTCCGGCCAGGTCTTGAAGACGGGCGAGACGAACCGATAGCTGCGTCCCTCGAGCGCGCGGCGCCCATCAGCAGTCCAGTCGACGGAGGCCATGATGCGATCGCCCTCGGCCTCCATTGCTGTGACCCAGCCCGCGGCGGTGGAATTGGCCGTGCCCTGGGGCGCAAAGCTGCGATGGTCGAAATCGATCGGCAGCACGCCCCCGGGCGCGCGCCGGAAGCTGGCGGCGATCACCTCGGCCGCGTTTTCCAGCCGCATGGGCTGGCGCCCGCGCGCATCGGCCAGGCGGAATGCGCCGACCGGGATCAATTCGATCCGGTCGCCGGGCTCTGCCGGGACAGGGGTCAGCGCGCAGATATGACGGGTCAGCTTGTCCATGACCCCAAGTGCCACGGAGGGGGGCCTAAAGGGCCGGGGATGCAGTTTCGGGGGTGTAGAGCGCCGGGGTGTTGCCGGTTGTCCGGCGGATCAGGTCGGGATGGTATTCAAAAACGCCGGAGCGCGTTCAAAAATGGCCTCTTCCGATTTTCGCGGGGGACGGCCGCCCCTCCATCTCAACGCGCCTGGTAGCGGCTCTCTGCGGCTTGTGACTTGAGGGCGGCTTCGACCGCCTCTGGGGAAAGTCGCAATTCATGCCGAGAGCCGCCCGATCAGGTCCCCGAACCGGGCAAAAAGATCCCGCAAGCGTCCCGTCACGCGGAAATCGTACCGAATGACACCCCGCCGCTCAAGATATAGACCCAGCGCATGGTTCACGATCTGCTGCCGCTCCTCACGTGTCAGGTCAACTGCCTCTTCCGCGACCAGACGCGCCGCGCGATCGGTGAAGGCGTCGATCTTGCCGATGAATGATTCGGGTCCCGGCCGGATGCGCCAGAGCGCGCCGCCCGGCGACACGGCGGAATAAGAGGTAACGCGGGGATCGGTCAGCACCTCAAGGTCATCGCTCGTGAAGGGCGCTTCGGTTGCGCGGCTGCGCAACAGGTCCAGCCCCGTGTCCGGACCGCGATCCCCGGCGCGGTCCAGCGCCGAAGCGACGTCCAGGTCTTCGGGGCGATCGGCCGGGGCATCTTCCAGAAGGGGAGCACCGCCGGAGGCGTCGGTGACCAGAAGTGTGTCGCGCCCGATCGCCGTTTGGCGCAGGCGCAGGGCCTGCAACCGTCCCCGGTCCCTGGCCCGGCGCTCTTCGGTCAGATCGGACGCGACGGCGTCGACCCCCTGTTCGAGATCGAGCCAGGTCGCCCCCGGGTTGGTATCGAAGCCAGGATGCACACCGCGAGGGATCCGGAAGGTTTCCCCGGTGCGCTTGTTGGTCCAGGACACTTCGTCCAGGTCGGGCGGCTCGGAGACCTGACGGCCGTTGCGCTGCATCCAGCCTTCGGTGCGCTGAACCACGTGGCACCCGCAGAAGAAGCCGTTCGGCGGATAGATCCGCAGCCAGACCGGATCGTCCACCCGCCAGATCTTGTCATGGAAGCGCTCGTGATCGTGCCGTTTGCTCGGCCGTTCGATCTGGATGTAGTGGAGGTAGGGAAAGGCCTTCTTCGTGCGCTGGATCCTGGCCCAGTGGCCGGCTGCATGGGCGGTGCGCATGTTCGTGTCGTAGATGGTGCGCAAGCGGCGCAGGGATCCCAGCTGCACCTCCTGGGTCTCGCCGGTCAGCGGATCGGTCATCTGCTGGCGGCCCCACCAGCCCGCCTTGCGCAGGGCCGGCTCCAGATCGGCCTGGAACCGCGCCAGCGTCCCGCCCTCGCTCAAGGCCAGATCCATCTCGGTTCGGATCAACTCCAGGATGTCGTTGCGCATGGCCTTGGCCACGACGAAGTCCCGCGCATGATCCTCGCGGAAGTGGTCGAGATGATGGAACCGGGACAGCTGCTGCGCATAGCCCTTGGACCGGAAATACGAGATCGCCTCGGCATGTGGCAGGGGCTTCAGCTCGATCATGGGTTCGTCACGTCCGCACCGACTTCACCCGCAAGCCGGGCGGCCAGCGTCGCCTGGGTCAGCTGGTCGAGAAAACCCGGCGAAGGGTCACCCGTGGCGAAGGCCGCGAGGATGTCGCGCACCTGGTCCATGTCCGTTGCCCCGGCCAGCGCCTCGATGAGCGGCCCGAGCTCTTCCTCCATGGCAGCTTGCATGTCCCCGCTGGAGATCAGTTCGTCGACCAGCGCGTCAATGCTGTCCTTGGGCCCGGCGTCGCTCTGGCGGGACGCGGCCACGCGCGTGTCGGGCGGCGGGGCATCTGCCGCGGCGCGCTCCACCTGGTCATTCGGATCATCCTGCTCCGGCGGTGCCGGTGGCATGGGGGGCTCGGGATCATCGAGAACGTCTTCGTCATCGTCGGGCTGGCGCAGGTTGAAGGCGCGGTAGACATCCGCCGTCGCGATCCGCAGGCCTTTGGGCCGCCGTTCCAGCAGGCTCAGAAGCGTTTGCGGATCAACACTGTCTTCGACCTCGAAGCGGATGTTTGGCAGCGCGACGTGCTGCCGTGCCTCGAAACAGACCCGGGCCAGGGCCCCGGCCACGTCCCGCTGCAACGTCGCGGCCAGCTGCTCGGCATCCGCGTCACGGATGTCGTCGCGCACGTTTTCGTGGATCTTGCCGACCGCATGGCCGCCTGCGATCGCGTCGGTGGTCGCGACCTGGCCCAGCACCCCCTTGGACATCTGCTCGTCCCACCAACGCGCCTTGCCCTCGTAGAGCTTGTCCACCCCGGTTGCGGCGGGCGCGACGATCTCGACCTCCATGCTCTTGGGGATGATCGCCGCCATATCGACGCCGATCTGTCGCACCGCGCGCAGCAACGTCTGCCGATCTTCTGCCTTGGCTCCGGTGTCGTACTTGCCGAGCCTCAAAGGGTGGCCGTAGGCCTCGCAGAAGATCGCCCAGTCCTTCACCGTGAAGTTCTTGAACATGTAGGCCCAGGCCGCGAGGCGGGCGAGCCCGCCCCGGATCGGCAACCCGGACTTGGCCTTCGCCATGTGGATCACATAGGTGTCCGGCCGCAACGGTTGCGGGCCGGCATTGTCGCGAAGGTACAGGTAATGTCCGTTTTCCCGGTCGAACTCGAACCAGCGCGGATCCACCTGCAGAAGATCTGCAATCCGGAGCGACTTGCCCTCCCGCTCCCATTGGATTTCGCAAACGGAAAACCCCTTGCCGATCGCGTCCATCATGTCGATCAGCGTGGTCCGGACGGCCGAAGACTGCAGGACGGAGCGAGTCATCTCCGCCAGTTCGCCGGCGGCTTCGCTCTCGTCTCCCGGCTCGACATGCAGTTCAAGCGATCGGATCGCTCGTTTCCGCACGCCCAGGACAGCGCCGTAGTGTAGGTCTTTCTCCTCCATCTGTTCCGCCAGTTCGAGATAGGCGGTCGCATCGCCCATCTCCGCCGCGCGCAGCAGGGCTGTCAGGCTGACCGGAGACAGCCCATCGGCCGGGTGACCGGTCTGGATCTGCCGGATCGAGCCCAGGGACGGCACGGCCTGCCGTTCCAGAAGCTCCGCCGCCGGGACTGGCGCCATGGGGCGCCCGAACTGATCGAGAATGGCCATTACCAGGTCCCTCCGCCATTGCCCCAGCGACCCTGGGACATCATGTCATCATCGTCGTCTTCGCGCGGCGCGTAACGCGAACGGGCGCCCGACACGGCTTCATAGCCATATTCCACCGGGCCGCTGTCGGCGGCCGTCACTGCCAAAGCGGCGGCCCAGAACCTGTCCGCGTGCCCGTCGCTGTCCGCGTCGGCGATCAGGCGGCGGATCCCCGTGACCCCGACCTGTGACTTGATCGAATGCAGATCCGCCCGCAGCACCGGATCACCTGCCGGGATCCTGGTCTTTCGGTCCTGCATGCTTTCCTTGAGCCGGGTGGCCATGTCGAGCTTCGCGGGCACCGAGAACAGAACGCCGTCGACCCGATCCTCGCCGTGGCTGCGCTTGGCGTCCTCGACCGGCTTTTCGCCCATGCCGGTCTGGTCCATCGCCACCCGGACCACGTGGTAGCGGCGCATGACCTCGTCCAGAAGCGCATCCTGGTCCGCAAAACTGATCCGCAGCTTCGCAATGATTTCCCGGGTCACCAGGGCCTCGCCAACCTCTTCGACCACCCAGATCACGAAAAGGTCGTTGCGCGCGGCGATGTCGACACCGGCAAAGCAGCGCCCGCCAGCGTAGAACTCCGGCCTGCCTGCGGTCGCCTCCTCGCAGGACGAGATCAGGTCATAGTCCAGCCACGAGCTGGCCTCGTCCAGCCAGGCCAGTTCGAACTCCTGTGACCAGGCATCTTCATCCGCCATGCCCTGGCGCAGCTCATCGATGTTCACGTCGAGCCCCTGGGCCACCGCCTCGTAGATATCGACGTGATGCTTCGACCAGCCATTACCGTCGGTGGTCATCAGCTCGTAGAACTTGTTGCCCTTGCCGTTGGGCGTGGAGATCACGCGGATCTTGTGCCCGCCGCGCGCCGCCACCGGGTAGGCCGACCCCCAGATCCGCCGGCTGTCGGCGTGAAAGGCGAACTCATCGAGCAGAAGATTGCCACCGAACCCCCGCGCCGCGTCCGGGCTGGCGGACAAGGCCACCACCCGGCTCCCGCCCGGGAAATGCACCTCCTGCGTCTTGTAGCGCGCCTCGGGCACGTCGATCGACACGATCTCGCTGCCCTGGCGTACCTCCCGTGCATGGGCCGGGACGTGGAACTCGTCCTGGACGAATTCCGGCCGACCAAGCCGGGACAGCCCCGACAGCACCGCGTAATAGGCCCGGGTCATCGGCTTCAACGCGTCTTCAAGGGCCTCTTTCGCGGTGTTCTCCGATCGCGACAGGATCGTCCACCGGACCCGACGGCGATCGATTTCGGCTTTCACGCAATCATCCACGATCTCGCCACAGGATCCGAACGTCTTGCCGCCCCGGCGCGTGAACATGCCGATCTTGAAACGGCTCTGGTCCTCGATCCAGGCCCGCTGGTAGGGCAGGAAGTTGATGACGGGATCAGGCAAGTGAACTCTCACCCCCCGGATAAAAATTGCTGATCAGCAATTCACTTGCGGTCGCGCCTCTCCCGGCACGTGCCACCGAGTATGACGTGCGCACCGGAGACTGGTGCGCCCAGCTGAACATTTCCCGGATCTCAGGTACATCGTTGATCGACAGAAGAAAGCGCCCTCGGATACCACTGAGTTGGTCCGCGAGCTCTCCGAAACGTTCCCGTGAAAAACTCCCACGGCCATAGTCTTCTTCACTCCCCCAGTAAGGCGGATCCAGATAGAAGAGGGTCTCGGACCGGTCGATCCTTTGGATGAAAGAGCCAAAATCAAGCCTCATCACGGTTACCCCGGAAAGCCTTGAATGGAGAGCCTCCAAGTCCGGTTCCAAAGTTGTGAGATTGAACCGGGCCGGGCGATCGGCTGAAACTCCGAAACTACGCCCTGTGACTTTTCCCCCGAAGGCGCAACGCTGAAGGTAAAGAAATCGTGCCGCCCGTTGCAGATCAGTCAGAGTGTCCGGGTCGACTTGCAACAGCCGATTGAAATTCTGTTGTGTGGTGATCTGGAACCGCAATAGGTCGAGAAAGGCGACGTAGTGCTCCTGCAAAACACGAAAGAGCGTGTAGACCTCTCCATTGAGGTCATTGATGTACTCAGATTTTGCTGGATAGCGGCGCCTCAGGAAAATCCCGCCCATCCCGACGAATGGCTCGGCATATGTCGTGTGTTCATTTGCATCAATGATGCGGCACACGCGCTGTGCAAGGTTACGTTTGCCGCCCAGATATGGAGCGATGGGTTTTGCTTGGCGCTGGTTCACGCGAATTGACTCTCGGACACGTCGCCCCGGATGGTTGGCAGGCAGGGCGGCCTTGATTCTTCTGGGGTCGGCGGGGTTCGTTAGAAGGTCCCCCGTGTTGAGAGCTGCTTCTACAGCTCTTGACCCCTGCACCCTTTTCCTGGACCGCAGGGGAACGTCTTCTGTTTCAGAGTTGGGCTTGAACCGCCGCGCTGAACCCAACATCACGCAAACCCCATGATCTCGCGCGCCTGCTGGCGGAAGTCGGAGGTGATGTCCCCCGCTTCGACGGCGGCGTCGAGCTTAGCCGCCTGCATTTCCCGGTCCTCTTTCCGGATCGCCTCTCGAAGCGAGGTCGACCGGATCAGGTTGTTCATTGCGGATGTCAGGTCCTTCATGCCGCGCGGGTCGGGCATGTTTTTCGGATCGGCCATCGCCATCTGCAGCTTCCACTGGATCGTCGTCAGCTGCTGGAACAGGGCCTTGGTAACGTCCGCCTCGTCCGTCATGCTGGCCTCTTGCAGAAAGGCGCGGATCTCGTCCTGGGCTTGTTCCTGGATGCGGGCATAGTCGCGGAATTCCTGGCCGAAGGCATGGATCGCCGACTTCCCCACGCGAAACTCGACACCTTCTTCCTCGCACCGCCAGGCCAGATCCTCGGCCAATTCTTCGTAGCCGGAGAAGTTCCGCTTCTTCAGTTCTTCCTGCAGCCATTGCCGGAGCTCCGCCGGCAGCCTGTCGATCTTGCGCAGGGGAGGCATGGCTCAGACCTCCGGAATGTCCCGGGAGATCCCCGCATCGATGTTCTCACCCCGTGCGATACGCCGCCCGGCAGGCGTCGCCGTCGCGACCACCGTGGTGTCCCCGGTGATCGTGACGTAGCCCCTTGCCTCCAGCCAGCGCAGGTCTTCCACCGCCTCGCTGTAATAGGCCGTGAACCCGTCCTTGGTACGGTTGATGACGCGCATCAGGATGTCAGCGTTGGATACGTGACCCTTGGACGCTTCAAGGAACGCCAGGATAATCGCGCGCCGAACCGGCTTGATGTAGTCTTCGGTGTAACCGCTCATGAGCGATCTCCCATCAGATGGTCCTCGTGACGGCCGACGATCTTTTCCGTTCGGGCCATGCTTTCGGCCATGCCTTCCATGGTCGCCGTCATCGCCTTCATGTCGCCGGACATGCCGGACAGGTGCAGTTCCAGCCGATGCAGATCTTCGCGCCCGGGCAGGGTACCCAATCCCTGTTCCAGCGCTTGCAATCGCAGATCGTGCCGGTCCATCCGCTTGCTGCCCTCGTAGAACCGGCGGTCCACATCCTTGCGTCGGTTGGCAAACCAGGAATAGGCCAGCGCCACAGTCGACATGATCAGGCCGACCAGACTGAGGACCCTGTAAAGGCTATCCAGGTCGAACGTCATCTCGTCTCAGCCCGCGGTCGTATCCGGAAGGGTTCCCCCTGCGCCGCCAGTTACCATGCGCAGCTTGGCTTCGGCGATCCGCTGCAGCACCTTCAGGTTCGGTTTCAGAACGTCGATCGCATCGGGCGTGCTTTCGTGGGCATGCCGGATCGCATCGGATACCGCTGCATTGTGGCCGAGGCCCCGTGCCAGCGCGGCTTCGATCCCAGACATCAGTGCGGAATGCAGCGCTTCCCGGTGGCGGGCCTGGATTTCAACGCCCCAGCGGTCGCGCGCCAGGCTCGCAAGCCAGCCCAGGATGGCCATCACTGCAAGGTTCATCAGGTCGAGCACAGTGGGCAGGATGGCCCCGATGAAGGTTTGAAACAGATCGCTCATGTTGTCCTCGTCTTGTTGGAAAGCCCCGGCCAGCCAGCCTTCTGGGGGCAGCAGGCGACGGGCCGGGGCACCGGGTCCGGCGGGGACCCGATTACGTGCAGATGATATCCACCGCGTCGGTGTAGCTGGCGACGATCCAGCCCTCATGACCGCCGTAGATCACCCGCAGCCAGCGCCGGCCATCAAACGCTCCCTCGCGAAGAACCGGCACCAGCGCACCATCTGGAATGGTCGCGATGACATTCGGATTGAAGCTGGGCCAGCGGCGCAGGTTCAGCGTGTCGCCTTCGGTCTCGACCCGGACCGCCTCCGGCGTGCCGGCGGGGTCGGCGATAGACCCGGCTTCGGCCGCTGCATCCGCCGGATCGTCACGGCCAAGCACACGGGCGCGGACATGGTCCAGCGGGAAGAGCGGGTTGGTGTCGACTTTCCGGCCGGGGCTGACATACCAGTGGGTGGTGATGTCCTTCAGTGTCGGCACATCCCGGAAGAGGGCATCCAGCAGGTTGATGAGGGCCGTCAGCTGCCCTTCGGTGTAGGCCATCCAGAAGCCGGAGCCGTGGTTCTGCGTCTTGACGTAGCGAATGTCGTATTCGGCTTCGTTGAAGACTTGCCCCCACCAGGCACTGGCACCGCCGGCCGCGCGGTCCGACGCGGTCATCCGTCCCGGATTAACCATCTCGATCCCGATGGAAAACGCGTTGCACCATTCTCGACCGTGGTAGTTGGAGCGCCCGGCGTGGTTGGCCCGGCGATTGGTCTGAACCAGCTGCACGATGGTTCCGTCACGCTCAATGACGAAGTGCACGCTGACCTCGGCCGGGTTCTTGGAGGCCAGGTAGGCAGCGGAATTTCCCTTCGTCAGCCGCCCGGCGGTGTCGTGCAAGATGACGATTTCCGGCGTGATGACTTCGCCGGTATAATGGGCCGGCAGAAACTCCGCACCCTCAAGCCTGTGTTGTGTGATCCGCATATGCGCGCCCCCTGTCATGGAAAGCCACGACGGCTTCCGCACAAGACGTGCGTGCCACGGTGCCGCGCGCATTGGCCGGGGGATGCAGTTTGGGGGCTACCGGGGGGTGGTGTCGAAAAGGGGCAGAAGCAGCTGGTTGTCCGTGCCTTCACGTCGCATCTGCGTCCGAAGTTTATGGACCCAGGCGGCTGTCACACCGAACTCGGCCGCTATGAGATTGGCCGATCGCGTCGGAGCGGTCAATCCGGCGTCGAGAATGGCGGCCCGGAGCTCAGCCGCACGGTCCTGGCGCCGCCGCGCTTCATAGCTCGGGATATCGACCGCAGTGCCGCCGAACCGCGCCGATAGCCATTCGACCACATCGATCCCGACCTCGGTCACAAGACGGGAGCCCGATGCCCGCTTCGGGACAACGCGGCGCTGTCCGCCGGCATTTGCAAGCAGGCGCAACGCGGCAGCTTGCCCGAGATCCCGTTCCAGCTCATCGATCCAGACATCGCGCGGTGCCTCAGGCATCGGCGCGGCTCCCATGGGCGGATTTCGCGGCGATCATTGCAGATCCACCCCGTGCCGGTGACACATATCCTTCAGCGCCCGGATCACATCGTTGATCTGACCGGCGTCCCGGAGCGCATCCACGTCCAGGGGCACGAACTGCCACTTGCCCTCGAAGCGCGACCTGATGAAGGCGTTGAGGCCGTCGCGGTCAGGCCGCTTCAACGCCCCGGCCACTCTCAGTTCCCGCCACAAGACATGGATCAGGCGAAGATCAGCACGTGGTGCCAGTGTCTTTCCACGGCCCTTTGAACGCCCCTTGTAACCTGGTTCAAACCCGCGAGACTTCAGGTCGGACAGCACCGCATTCAGCTCCGCATCGGTCATGTCCGACATGCTGGCCTTGCCCGTCACCTGGAGCTGCAACTCGCACCGCAGATCGGTGTCGAGCCCCAACTCACGGCAGCCCACATGGATCATCTTTTGAAGGGCACGATCGGTCATGAAATCAGAACCTCCAGCTCACCCGGCATGTGAACATCTGGCGCAAAGGCCGTCGCTTTCGGCCGTTGCCTTGAACACACGGCCGCACAGGCGGCATTCCTCCTGATCCAGCGACACCGGGCCGGTCGCGGGATCGGCCGTCGCCTGTTCATTCTGACGGCGCTTGAAGTTCGCATACTTGCCGCGGAGCTTGTAGAAGTTGACGTTCAGGTCTTTTGCCACGTCTTTCAGATCCGCGCCGTCGGACAGCGCTATGAAGGCCTGGGACCATTCCTCATCGGACGGGGTCGACCATTGTGGCTCGGCCGCTGGCGGTGTCGAAGTCTGCTTTGTCGCAGCCCCGACCCGCACCGTTTGCGGCTTGGGGTTCGAGGCCGGTTTCGGCTCGGGCATCGGTACTGCAGGAGGCGCGGAAAGCTGTTGCTCCAGGGTTCGCAAGTCGACTTGCCCCGGCGCGCCTTGGTCCGCCACCAGGATCCCGAAATAGTGTTGAGCGTGGTCCCTGTCTTTGAAAATCGCGATCACGTCGCGGACGATCTCTACCAGCTCGATCGTGCCGTCGTCCTTTTCTTTCAGTTCATAGGCCATCGTTCCCTCCGGCGGCTGCTCATCAGGTCCGGGCCACCACGCCCGGACGACGCCCCTGGCGGGGCGTTTCGCTCAGCTCCGGGCCTTCGAGGCCTTGAAAGCCAAACGGCGGCTTGCAGGGATCTCCATCGTCTCACCCGTGTGAGGATTGCGGCCCTGGCGCGCGGCGCTTTCCCGCATCCGGAAGGAGCCGAAGCCCTTCAATGTGACGTTCTCGCCGTCCTGGGTCTTGCCGATGATCTGCGCCAGGATCGCATCGAGGACGCGGGTAGTGGTTGCGGTCGTGGTGCCGAGTTGTTCGGCCACGTCCTTGATCAATGCGGTCTTCGTGTAAGCTGCCATGGGATTTCTCCTTCGCTGGGCATGCCGGCCGGACCATCCGGCCGGTCTTGGAGATCAGGCCTTCGCCAGATCGATCGTGATGGGTTGCCAGGCGGCGTTGGCCCGGACGCGCCAGTAGCAGCGCACGTAGGTTTTCGAGCCGACCACCCTCATGGCGTCGCGGATCGCGGCCATGCCCTGCTTCCAGCGCACGTCCTCGATGTCGAGCCGCAGCAGCATGAAGATCTCGGAGCGGTTGATCTGCCCGGCCTTGTCGGTATTGAAGGCCCGGGTGACGATCGCCTGGATCTCGGGGCGGCTGTCAGCGGCCCATTCGTTCAGGCATTCGTCGATCAACTCTTTGGCGATCTGCAGTTCCGGCCCGAAATCCACGTAATCGGCGACCTGGACCTGCACCTTGTAGAGCCCGTCGTAGGAGAGGAACGTCTTGTTCCCTTTCTCACCGCCGCGCGTGACCCCGTATTCCTGGGCCAGAAGTGCTTCGAAATCGCCGAGGTCCTGGAAGGTGTGCGCCTTGAATCGGGCGACCTGGTCGCTCAGCGCCTGGGCGTAACCGATGATCTTGCGCACGGTCTCGTCCTGCAGCTGGTCCTGCGGCCGGACCAGGTCGATCGGCACCAGGGAACCTTTGGCATCTTCCATGTAGTCGGCGCCGTTGACCGTCCGACGGCCGGGCGGAATGGGGGCGGGTTGAATGCCCGTGGCCTGTGCGCTCATGATGATGTCTCCTCGAATTTCGTCAGAATGTGCTCTGGCGCCGGAGCGCCCGGAGGAATGGGGGTAACGCCGCACAGCGCAAGCGTGCCGGCCATGGCCTCGATTTCTTCTTGGCTGACCAGCGTGGCGCCGCGCGGGCCATAGGCGTCGACCTTGCCAAGGCCGCGCGCTGCTTTCTGCACCATGTCGTTGAACGTCCACCGGTCAGACATCGGCGACCCCCATCAGCTCGATCCGGCGGCAGGCGGTGGCGACGCTCATTTCGCCCAATACGGCGAACATCAACTGGATGAACTCACCGCCAAGGGTCGCGGCAGCATGGGCCTGGTTGGCATCATTGCCTTGGCACTTCCGCGCCAGAAGCGTTGCCGCCGCGACAAGGACGACGATCCCGTCTTCTTCGTCAGCGCTGGTGTTGACCAGGTTAAGAAAGTCCTGGACCGACTGGTCCGACCAAGTGGTGCTTTCGACCAGCTCGGTGAGTGTTGCGGTGTTCATGTCGCCTGATCCTTTCGGTTGCGCGGACAGCCATTGCAGGCCCGGTACATCCGCTGCCGTTCGCTGTTGACGTTGGAGTAGACGCGAGCCATCTGCTGCCACTCCCGGCAATGGCTCCACGCGATGGTGCCGCGCGCAGGGCAGGTCACGGTGGCCCGCTCAAAGGTGCCGCGCACGATTTCTTCGACCGCCGCCATGTCGCCGCGGTACTTGTTGCGCAACACGGCCGACACCAGGGATGCGGACCGGTTCATGCGGTTCGCCACGCGGTTCTGGCTGGTGGTCTCGCATTCGATCGCCAGTCGCTCGATCCAGCCGGGCATCGCGTCGCCCCACGCCGCACGCGCGGTCTCCACCGGGCCGCTCATGCACGATCACCCAGCGGGTAGACGTCGCCCGTGTTCGGATCGAACACCCGCTTGACCCTTTGGACCTGCGGCGGTTTTGGGCCGGATTGGCGGATCAGTTGATAGAGCGCGATCCGGCCCTTCGCCGGCTCGGCCTTGCGCAGCACCTTCAAGTACCCGGCCGCAAGCAAGGTCCGGCAATAGGCCTTCGCCGTGCCCTCCGGGATCTCGATCGTTGCCGTCTCCATCAACTCGAGAGACGTGAACCGCTTCAGGATCCGCATGCTGGTCCACAGCTGTTCTGCCGCCTGGCCTTGGGTGACCACGCTGCCATCCTGCCGAAGGCGCGGCGCGTGATACCCGGTGTCCTTCAGGAGCGTGTACCTGGCAGGCTGGCCGACGCTCTCGGGCGGCGTGCATGACACGTATTCTCCCGCCGCCAGGCACTCCAAGTACCCCGAAACCGTGCGCCGGGACGCGCCGCACGTCTCGACGATCCCGGACACTGTGAACGCACCGGTTTGCCGCCGCACCGCCTCCCAGATCTCCTGCCGGCCAGGCTGGCCCGCGTCGGCCGGCCTGCGCCCCGCTTTTTTCGCCTCGGCCATCAGATGTTCCCCCGGGGTCGGGGCGCTTCGCCGGTGAACAGCTTCAAATCGGCGATGTCCGCGATCCCGACTGCCGTCTTGTCCGCCTTCAAGGCATGTTCCGAGATCTGGCTGAGGCTCACGACGATCCGTCGCGCCCGGGCTTGCGACTGTTCCAGAACATGCTTCAGAACATCCTCGGAAAGCCTGATGTCAGGGCATTTCAACTGCGCCAGCAGCGCCACTTCTCGCAGATCGCAGGGTTGGGCCTGGACCCAGTCAAGCATCCGGTTATGGACCCGCTCCCAACGGGCCAGCGTTTGCGGCAGCATCTCTTCGCCGATCAACACCACCGTGCCGCCGGCCGAGCTTTCATAAAGGTCGCGCACGATCCCGATCAGCCGCGGCTTGGCCAGCAGATGGGCTTCATCCAGAAGTAGCGGGCGCCCTGACTTCGCCAGCTCTTCCCCGGCCTGGTCCACCATGTCGCCGATCGTGCCCGACGGCTTCATGCCCATGGCTTCGACAATCTTGGCCACGAACTTCTTGGCCGACCAGCTCTCCTTCATCTCTACGTGGTAGCAGCGGTATTCGTTCGCGCTCCACGCCGCGGCTTTCGTCTTCCCCAGGCCGCTCGGGCCCGAGAAACACGCCATGCCCGGCAGATCCGGGTCGCGCGACCGGACCCGCTCAATCAGCTCCGCCAACAACATCACGTTCCGCAAGGGCATGATCGTTGTCACGCCGGTGATATGTCCTGCTCCGTCCATCCGTTTCTCCTTGCTGTCTTTGGCCACCGAAGGTGGCGGTCTTGTCATCCGATCGCTGTCGCGCCGAACTGGTCGTATGCCCTGCGCTGCGCGCGGTATTCCGGCAGCTTCTGCATCCGGGCCAGAAATGCCGCCTCGACATCCGTGACCTCGTCCCCGGCGTCCGTGCGCCGTTCGATATCCAGCGCCTGCCAGAACAGATCGGCCGAGGATTTCGTGCTGGGGGCCTCTTCACGCACGTCACGAGCGCCGAAGGTCGCCTGGAACACCTTCGCGCGGTCATCGCTTTCGGGGTCAGGGGTTGGCAGAGGCTTCTGGACCAGGGGCTTGCGGACGCGCGCGGGCAGCATCTCGACCACCTTCGCTTCCACCAGCGGATCGCTTGTGGGTGTCGCGTTCACGCGGTCGATTTCCGCGGCCAGCTCGTGCACCGACACCGGACGCATCGCATCCAGAAGCGCCTTCTGAGCCTTCCTCCGCTGGCGCTCCGCCCGGGCATGAAGCTTGGCCCCGACCAGGTCGAAGAACCCGACTTTCTCTCGGCACTCAGCCATGCCCAGGTACTCGCCCGCCAACGTGTAGATGTAGGTTCCCGCGTGCAGGTTCTCGGGATCGAACCGGGCAACCACATGCTCTCCGGCATGCTCGTTCATCCATTCGCCCCAGTACCGGTTCTTGTGCAGCGTGACCCCGCCGTGATGCTTGTGCAGCTTCCGGACCTCCTGGCCCATCAGCCAAAGGCGATGCTGTTCTGCGGTGGCCTTGCGGATCTTGGACACCGCATAGCTTTCGGCGAACGTCTGGTCGAAACTGCGTCCTGCGGCGGTGTCGCTGGTGCGGCCCTCCCGGGCATTGTGCTTGCGCACGCCCTCGTCCAGCACCCTCAAAAAGGTGTCCAGCGGGATGGCCCGCGACCCGTAATCCTCTGGCTTGGCATCGGGCGCCTTGCCGACGTAGGCACCGGCAAAACGCGGATCCAGCGCAATCCGGTCCGCAAAGTCGCGAAAGCCCCGCTCGATCGGCTTGGCCTGACCATGCCCCGGTGTCGCCCAGTGGATCTTGATGTTCATCTGCGGCAGGACACCCAGTGGATCGTCCTCGCGGACCTTGAACCTGAACCGCGTCGGGGTCCCGCCAGACAGCCATTTGTTCGCGAACTCCCGGCCGTTGTCGAAGAGGCAATGATGCGGAATGCCCCATGTCTCGATCAACTCGCCGAAGGCCGACATGACGGCCACCTTATTCGGGGTCAGATCGACGCGCCAGGACAGGATCTTGTTCGAATACAGGTCCTGGAACGCCACGATCTGCGGCCGGACCGGTTTGTCTATGTCCGGCCATTTCACGAAGACATCGATCTTGTGGCAGTCCGCGTTCACGCCTTCCAGGGCGGTCAGGGTCGATCTGTCCCGGATCTGCGGAGGGAAACATTTGGCCAGCCCGGCATCTCCCTCGCGCGCATGGATTTGCACCACACGCGGCACGTTCTGGTCGAGCCAGCGATAGGCGGTGCGAAGTTGAAGGTAGCCAAGGCCGTGCGCCTGGCAGAGCTCCACGGCCCGATCGTAGGAGCTGCGGAACGTATGTGGCCCGATGCGCAGGTAATCCGCTTTCAGCCAGTCGAAGAATTCGGGCGCCGCATCGGACTTGATGCCCCTGCTCTGGGCGCCCCGGTGGCGCGGCGCCAGGTACGGCAGCCAATCCGCCGGATCGACGCCCTCGATCCGCTGGTAGAGGCTCCAGATCGTCCGGGCGCTGCACCCCTTCTGCTTGGCGATCATGCCGACCGCCAGGTATTTGGTCGTGATCGGCAGCAGGGCCTCGACGTCCTGAAGGATGCGCAGGTTGCGCTTCGCCTTGTCCTTGGACTTCTCCGGAAGCCCGTCAAACCAGGACCAGACCCCGTCGCGGTCCTGGTCGGGCTGCGCGACCTCCTGCCCGTCGGCTCGGCCGATCAGCGCGCGCTGCGCACGGCTCGGCAACAGCCGCCAATGATACTCCCAGCCCCCGCCGCGACCGCTGCGCCGCCGTGCGAAACCCGGGTTGCCGCGCCAGCCCAGCCGCTTGGCCATGGCTTCGATCCCTTGCCGACTGTCGGGAATATCGGGCAGATCTGCACCAGCCAGTTCGGCCGCCGTCCACCATTCTTTCTCCCTGCCGTCAGTCATGGTCACCACCGACGTCTGTGAGCATCTCGCCAATGGCTTCGCCACGTTCGGTTAGAAACCGCACACGCGCGTCCTTCGGCGCCCGGTCCCAGGCGTCCAAAAGCTTCGTGAAAGCAGCGTCAGCGGGGCTTGTCGGAGCCGGTGCGAGGCCTTGCTGAGCCTTCCAGGACTTGCGGGCAGCAGCGGCGTTCTTTGCGGTGCCTTCAGCCAGGCAATCGACAACATGATAACGTTCAGCGGTTTCCGACACCTTGGACAGAACAAGCAGATCGGTGAACTGAACATCCTTCTCGGCCCGGCTCAAACGTCGATATTCGTCCGGATCCAGCTTCTTCCCTACACCCATCAGTCGATAGACGTGCCGCTCGGAAATACCGCGCTCTTTGGCAATCACTTTAGCAAGTGACATCGTGTCAGTTGCTGAACCCTGACGAGCCAGCCCGCCAGCAACGCCGGCTTCGGTTTCTGGATGAAGCTTCAGAAACATCTCCCGCCGACGTGCCAGAAAATATGCCAGCTCCAACGCAGTCATCTTCGCGCCGGCAAGGTTGCCATCCAGTTCGAACATCCTGGCTTCATCGTCGCTGCAACGAAGCACGTCACACGGGATTTCTTCTTCGCCCAGCTCCATCATAGCGGTCAGGCGATGAGCGCCATCCAGGACAAAGTCACCTTTCTTGGTTCTCCGCACGGTGATCCGCCCGACAAATCCCAACTCCTGGATCGCTTCCTTGAGGGTCGCGACGCCTTCGGGGCGAACGTCGCGCAATCGTTCCGCGATCTGGATCTCGGAAACCGGCAAGTGGGTCACGGTCTTCAGTCGTTCTATCAACCTTGGTCCTCCGGTATCTGGACGCGAAGGTCTGCCAAGGATGATCGAAGCACGCCGAACCCGTAAGCCATTGCCTCGACCCAATTTTTGATCTCAGCAGCATCGTTCTCATTGAAATCGGCCCGGCCTCGGGCAACATCTTCCAGTGCTGTCGCCCTGGCCAGCATGTCAGGGAGCGTGTCGACCATCAGATCAACAGCCCAGAGGGCCGTCTTAAGCGATTGATCCAACACTTCTTTTTGGTCATTCCCCATTCGTCGGTCCCTTGGTCATTGTGTAGTAAAAGCGGATGGCATCGCCCACGCGGCGGCGCTCACAGGTGATTTCGGCGCAGTTCTGACACGCAGGCGTTCACCGCCATGACCCGGGCCTTCCTCACGATCTGTCGCGTCGTGTGCGGCTGTCCATCACGCAGGACCGCCAGCACACGCTGCAACCTGGGGGATGAAAGCCCGGCCGCGTGCATATTCAGATCCCCCCCGCCAGCACGCCGCCAGCGATCAACAGGACCAGCCAGCCGATGATCAGGAAGATCATGCCGATCAGGTCCCCCCAGAAGCTCTCGGAAAACTGGCGCTCAGCTGTCTTGATAAGCGCCCAGGCCGCGCGAAGGGAGGAAGGGCCGCGCGACCTGGACATCCCGGCGGTGCCTCTCCCGCCGGGGTGACGATCGGCCGACTGCTCGTGAAAATGGTCGATCGTCACATGTTGAAAGGGGGCTTCAAAGCCATCGTCACAGGTCCGCAGGGCCTCTGACAAGAGGGACTGGCCGTGATCGCGCACCATCCGTTCGGCGCATGTCACGGCCGCGAAGCTGTCCGGAGCCTCGGCCATCTTGATCAGGGTCACGCCCAGGGCGATTCGCTGTTCGTCTGGAAGCGGCTGCCCAATCTCACGGGCAGCGCGGATCAATTCGGCACGACAGGTCAGCATCAGGCCCCTCCGGAAACTGGAAAAATGGCTGCAGGGAATTGGCCGAAAGTCCGCATGTTGGCGGGACATTCCGGCGCAATTGAGTGATTTCCGATTGCCCGTCGCCCGATGTGGTAGACGTCCCAAAGGACAAGCCCAGCATATTGTGCTAGGACAGCCATAAGCTCTTGGCGGAGCCGAGAAGTGTTGGCGCACTTCCCGACCCCTTCATCCCCTTCTGACGCAACCAAAAGAGGACGATGCGAAATGAACTTAGAGGCCATCACTGCCCTCATCGGTGTCGGCAACAATGCTGCCGGAATGACCAAAACAGCGACGGATATTGCCCAAAATCTCCGAGCTCTCCTCGCTAAACCGGACCCCGACACCCAGGCGTCCAACCGTCTCGTCTCCGAGCTTCTTGAACGACTGATCGCGCTGCAAACGGAGCAACTCGCGATGAAGAACGCGATGCTGGATTTGAGAGAGGAACAGCATCGCACCGAGCGCTTTAAAGCCAATGCGGATCGCTACACCCTCAAGCGGACGGAACAGGGATCTCTTGTTCGCTAGCTGAAGCCCTCTCATGCCAATGACGATCCCGCTCATTGCGTGTGTGCAGAGTGCTACGAGAAGCAGGTCATATCGCTCCTGCAGCTTGTCTCGCACAACACGTTCAAATGCGGAGCGTGTGACGGGATCGTCTACATGGACGACGGGCGAGATAACGGAGCCGTTGTCGTCCCTGTCATCAGAAGCCGCCGCTTCGACGGTGATGGGTGCATCTGACCAACCCGATTTGGCGCGCGGCGGTTCATTAGGCGTACTTTCCATCGAGTTGTCCCCACTGATCCGCCGGCCCGCCGCCCGCTCATCGGGCCGGCCGGCACCATCCGGTGATCCCAGAGGCGGCGTCATGCCGCCTCCTGGGGCTTGCTCTTCGGCGGGCGGGGGATCCCGTCCGGCCACACAAGATCGTCCGGCCAGTGGTCGCTGAACCATTGTTCGGCCGCTTCCACTGTGTCCGAGCGCGGCCTCATGCCTTTCTCAAGTCGGCTGAAGTAGTCACCTTTCCCAAAAATCCTCATGGAAATGGCCCAATGCGTTACGCCCTCGTGCTGCGCGATGGATGCGCTCAGGGTCAGAAGATTTTTTTGTGCTCTGCTCATAGGCACAAGTTAGCCTTGTAAGGCCGATATAGTCAAGCCTTGTAAGGCTAGTGAATTCCGTACTTGTTCAAATTAGCCATGCTAGGCTAACAAGCGGCGTGGACGACATTTTGGCGATCATCGAAGAGGCCCTGCGACGGAAGGGCTACTCAGCATCTGCTGCGTCGCAGCTTGCTGTTGGCAATCCTGCATTAATCAAGAACCTAAAAAATCGCAGAACGGACAGAGAGCGATCCCACCCGATCGACAATCTAAGATCACTGGCTGAGGTACTTGATCTCGAATTCTATTTTGGGCCGCCACGAGATCGCGGACCCGTACCGCCGGCTGCTTCCAAGGAGGTGTTCGTAAATGTCCCGCTGTATGACGCGGGACTTTCTGCGGGGAATGGCCAGATCAACTCGACCGAGGATGTAGTCGACTATCTTGCGTTCCGTCAGGATTGGCTTCGCAAGATTGGCGTGGCTCCCTCCAACGTCGTTCTCGCAAGAGCAAGCGGTGAGAGCATGACGCCTACGATTTGGCCGGACGACATCATCCTTATCGATACAAGTAGAAAAGAAATCCCAGTTACGGTGCCTCACGGGACATCGAGGCGTAGATCATTGATTTACGCAATCCTCGAGAATGGGGAGGCCAAGGTAAAACGCGTCGAAAGGCCTAGGGAAAATCAAGTCTTTCTTGTTTCAGACAATCCTGAATTCCAAACTGAGTTGGCCGACCTGAATAGCTTAACGGTAATTGGAAAAGTCCTGTGGTGGGGCCACACAAATAGGGAATGGTAAGAAATGATGTTTAAAGCGATATCCGCCACCACCTTCTTCCTGCTTGCAATGTCGATACCGATAAAAACTCAGGCGGATTGGATGTATTCGTCTTGGGGAAGTTCCCTGGCCCAACTCATCGAGGCCGCGAAACCTTACGAAGGTGTAACCTCTGTGGATGATGTTGTCGCTACGCCATTTGGGGAGCTAGCCGCTTCGGCAAAGCACGAGGATCTAGGGTTGGAAGGCATCGCCTTCTTTGCGTTTAAGGAAGGAAAACTGAGTGCCGTTCTCTTCACTCCAGCCGGCTTCAACCAAGAGCTCTTGTTGACTCGTCTCGTGGGTAGATACGGGGCTCCCATCCAACGTCCAGCACCTGGCGACTTCATCAAACAGACATGGCTATGGCGCGACGAAGACAACGGTAACATGGTCTCTTACAGCCATTTTCCCGCGGCGCTTGTTCAGGACCAGGTGACCTACATGCCGATAGATGCCAACCCAGCCCCAAGGAACCGTGTTCAACCCGTCTCGGAGGCGATTTCCGACAACTAA